CATCACGCAGCTCATGGTGCCCTGGATCGTGAAGAATCCAGACGCCTGGCACGAACACATCTTGATTCCGTACAGCACCTACGACAAGGCGCAGTTTCTGAACGAGGTCATCGGCATCAGCTACGACTCCGGCATGCGCCCGCTGACGAAGTATCAGATCCAGAGGGCGTGCCGTGACGACATCGACATGAACGACGTCGAAGGCAACATGGCGCGGTGCGAGGATGGCGTCTATGTTGGTATCGATCACGGCACAGATGAGGCGACGTCACGTAGCGTCGTCTCTCTCGCCGGTTACATCGATGGCAAGTTCACGATCTTCTACGTTCACGTCTTCGAGGGAGCCGAAGCGGACCCCACGACTTGCATGGAGATGACTGCTGCTCTAATGACGGCAGCGAACTTCGTCGTGGCTGGTGTCGACTACGGCGGCGGCTTCGACCGTAACGACTTCTTGGCTCGTGCTTTTGGTGCTCACAAGATCAAGAAGTTTCAGTACGTCGGCAGATTGAAGCAGAAGGTTCGTTGGGAACCGAAGCTAAAGAGATTCGTCATGCACCGCACCGAGGTGATGAGCGACGTCTTCAACGCCATACGGCGCTGTGCCATAGCCCTCCCGCGCTGGGAGCAGTTCGAGCCCTTCGCCGCGGACATCCTCAACATCTTCAGCGAGTACAGCAACACGCTGCGAATGATTCAGTACAAGATCAGCCCTGGGAAACCAGACGACGTCTTCCACAGCATCCTGTACTGCCTCTTTGGTTCCATGGTCGCCCATCCTCGTACCGACATCATCATTCCGATCAAGGACACATAGGAAGGAGGGGGACTATAGGGGGTGGTTGGTACCTCTTCCCTATCTCTACCCCTAAAGAGATAGAAGGGGTGTGGGGGAGGAAGAGCTAAAAGGCGGGAGCCGAACCACATCACCGGGGGATCGTCGGTGTGTGGTTCGGACTCCCAAGGCGGGGCGAGGCGCCTTTCTTCGGCGCGCCTCGACCCCTTCTACTTCCGGAACAGGATGACCGGGACCACGATGCCGGCCAGCGACAGGGCGGCGCAGGCGCTGCCGACTCCCCAGCGAACCCAGGTCGGCGCCGGGATGCGGCCCGAGAGCAGGAGCCCGCCGACGGCGCTCGAGGCCACCGTCACGGTCTGCGTCGCGGCGGTGACCGTCATCACCCCCCACTGGAGGGGCTGGGTGGGCTTGTCGTCGTGGGTCGGAGCCGGGGTCGGAGCCGGGGTCGGGGTCGTGATTGGTTCTGCCATAGCCATGATGTCTCGCCCTCACTTTCTTCTTATTTGAAGGTTTCCGATCATAGTTCTTATACCAACTCCTAGACCACGTTTACCAAAGCTGGTTCTTGTGTTTTAGCAGCATTTTCTCCTTCTCGATGACGCTGTGAATTGCCTTTTCCGACGCCGGTACCCACGTCGAATCGAAGAAGTTGTGCGGCGCCGGTACCTTGATCTCGTGGGCATCCCGCAACAGGGCCTCGATGGTCTCGAAGTGCTCGATCCGAATAGCACCGCTGTCGGCATCGAACCAACCCCGGACCCTTTCGAGTTGATGAACGGTTTCCGTTTTCTTGTTGCCGTCCACGAGTGTGGTTGTGATCTGCGTCTCGTGGATGGACCTATACATGATGGCAAATTCCAATACCATTTGCTGGCCTCCTCGTTTTACTTATATCGAAGATCGAAGTATTATTGCGCTTCGAGATGGGAACGATCAGATGTAGCTTTCAGCTGTCGTACCAGCGTATCGAATCCTGCCACATCTAGAGCCGCCGTTCGTGCCAAGAGGTCGTGTGTCGACGTCGTCTGCCCGCTGAGCTCTATAAATGTGATCGCTATGCTGCGGAGATTCGCCAGGCCACGTGCCAGCACATCTTTGATGCGTTGCAGTTCTAGATCGGTGTGCAATTCTGGTAGCTCCGTCACGTATCGAAGCTGCTTCAGACCGAGTTCGTAGAAGGGGCGCCACGCTGCCTCGGTCTTGGCGAGTTCGTTCAGCTTGTCGATTTCTGCGTCGCCGATTCTGACGTAAACCTCGGCGCAACTCCACAATCTGGGGCGAGCCCAGGACGTGGACCGCAGCTCGTCGGTCATGTTGATGAAGAGGGACAAGAGCTCGGTGTCAGATAGCGTACCGAGACTTGATGCCGCCATCCCATTGACGCGCAACAGAAGATCGACAGAGGACTGAAGTCTGGCAACGGTTCGTTGCAGAACAACAACGTTTCGTCGCACTTCATCATCGCTCATCTCCGTGAAGCCGTAGCTGGCCTCGAGCTCCACGACGTCGTCTCGCTTCACCATCAAGACGTCACCGTCGAGAAGCCAGCGAAGTCTCCCAGCCTCGGCGAGTTCCTGAATTGTGGCGACGTCACACTTCAGGAGATCCGCTGCGGCGGCGGCTTCAATCCAGGCATCATTTCTGCTGCGGCCCCTTCCCACGGATTTCTTAGGCATGGTACTAATATATCGTGACGTGAAGGTTGACGTACAGGACCATGAACGTAAGTGAACGATTGAAGCATCTGGCGAAACGCGCCAGTCACTACCACGTCGAGCAGGGAGTACCGATGACGGAGGCCGTGATTCATAGCGTACGTTCGGAACCCGATCTCGGTACAGAACATATCCGACGTGTTGTCGAGATGGCGAACAATGACTTGTTTCAGCACATGTTCAAGGCTGCATCTGGGAACCATCGCGTCATCAACTTCAGCGGAGGCCCGGCTGATCCCGCTGAAGTGCTGAGGGAGCTAAACATGGCTGCAAAACCAAAGACCGCAGCAACTGCTCCGCTTCGTAGCGATCTGGAAACCTACATTGCGGGTCAGGACAGCCTCGGCGATCCTTTCGAGACCGTGAAGACGGCTTCGGAGGAGTGTGCCTCGACGACGGAGTGCTATCACGACTGGCAGCGCGCCCGCGGCCTGCACGAGCACTTCTCGTCGATGTACGACACCGCTGCATTGCGCTACGACGACGCCGGAGCGGCACTCGTCAAGGTAGCGCAGCAGGCTATTCGCCGTGGCGCTTCGACTGCGGATATCGTTCGTGCAATGTCCAGTGCTGCGTCGCACCCTGAGCTCGTCAAGATCGCCTCCAGGTATCTGACGGCGTACCTCGACGTCGTTCCGGGTGTGACGAAGACCGCAGCCGTGGTGAACGAGACGCACCCGCTCGTTGCGGCGTATCGTGACTTCGAGTCCGCTACGATCCAGCGCATCAAATTGGCGTGCTGCATCGAGGAGGCCGACAAGCTCGAGCGCAAGGCAGCCAGCGAGATGAGGCAGCGCAATGGACGCTGAGAAGCTCCGCACCCTGGGACGCGTCGTCGCCATGCACAAGCAGGCTGCCGAAGCAGGCCCATTGATGGCTGTTGGCCGCGGTTTAGCTGCCGTGCCTCGGATCATCATGGACACTGCAGGGCACGCCGGCGAGCTCGTGACGAAAGGGTTCGCTGCCAATCCCGAAGCTCCTGGCATGGCGGCGAAGGCGCTGGGTGGACTCGTAGCCGCGTCTCCTGTCATCGGTGTCGCCGGCATCGGGGCGCACCACTACGCGCCACGTGTCGGTCCCTACCTGCAGACCAAGATGCAGCAGCTTGAGGCGGATCAGCTCGATCAGATGCCGTACTACGACACTCAGACACAGAGGTTTGTGTGATGTCAGCGGTAGACGAATTCCTGAACTACGGTCTCGAAAAGACTGCGATCCTTGGCCCTGGCGGTGAAGAGATCGTCAGTCACGCTGCGCAGGCGGCACCTGGATTTCTTCATGAGGTGTGGAGGGGTGCCACGTCTCCTGACGCTGCACGCACTCTCGGGTCAACACTTCAGACCGGCGCCGCACTGAGCGTGCTCGGCGGTGCCCTCGGCGCCACAGGAGTTGCCGTCAGCAAGCTGTGGGACATGGCCGCGAACTCCATCTCCAAGGCCCGCGGCTTCGAGGCCATGGTCAAGGCGCACCCCGACATCGGAAGCATGGATCGTACGAAGGCGCACCAGCTCTACAGCACGCTGCACAACTTCAACCCGGAGATGGCGCGAGACCCCTACATCGCTGGGGGCTGGGTGAAGAGGACATCGGAGCTCGACTACGTTGATCCCCACACCATCCAGGCGCTTGTCAACGCCCGCACTCAGCGCGATCCTCGAAGTGCGATGGAACGCGGTGCGCCCTACATCCAGGCCGGTCTCCAGGCCGCGCAGCAAGTTCAGCAAGCACAGCAGTTCGGCGAGCAGCAGGCATTCCGTACCGGCCAGGCCATGACGCAGGCCGGGCAGTTCGAGCGAACTCACGGTCTGGCGGCACAACAGGCCGCGGCACAGCAGCGGACTCAGCGCGCTACCGTAGAGACGCAAGCTCGTGAGCACAGGCTGCATCGAGATGCGCACGATCTTGGATATCAGCGAGCGCTTGCTAGGGAGAAGGCTGTCGGAACCCTTCAGGGGCAGGAAGCCTCTCTCTCGCAGATCGACGCTATTCAGCAGCAGACCGCTCAGGGGCAAGAGTTCGGCAAGGCGTACGCCCATGCCGATCCTGAGATGCTGTCACTCATCGAGGGTGGAGAGCGCAACAGAGTACTCGGTACCGGTTTTGGCCGCATCCGTGCAGAAGCCCATTCCCCCGGCGCCTACGACAAGGCCATGGGAAAGCCGAACAAGCCGTGATCACGAAGCAGTGCCAGTTCGTAGGTAGTGACGACCGTGGGGTCTACGTCCACCTCCTGCATCCTGGCTACGACAACGACCAGATCGTGAAGACGGCGGAGCTCAGTCTGCCGGTGATGGACGAGCTCCGCGGCTTCATGAAGGGTCTCGGCAAGCACGATGACGCCGTCAACGTGTTGGTGTCCGCTCTCGGTGCCGGTGAGTACTGGGGAGCGAACGCCAACTCCGACGACTTTCCCGAAGACTCGCTGATTCACGTCCCCAGTGGCTGGTCAAATCTCGATCATGGCAGCAGGGTCGTTGCGGGGCGCAACTGGGAGTGGGGATACCCGACGTTCTACGGCGCCCACGCTTTTGCGCACCACCAAAACAAGGACGTGCAGCGCGCCTTCGGTACCGTGACCTACGCCGGTTGGGACCCCGTCATGAAGCGTGTCCTTCTTGTCGTCCGAATCGACAGGAAGCGCGCCAAAGAGATGGGGGTCATCGGTATCCTAGATCGTATCGAGAACGGCGAGTTCCCCTGCGTCAGCATGGGTACCCGCGTTCCGTACGACCTCTGCTCGAGGTGTTGCGACTGGTCGCGCATCACCAGGAACCCGAAAACTGATTTAGCTGAGCATAAGCGCAAGCCGATTCGTGGCCTCAGCACGACATCGGACGGCTACTGCCAGCACCTCAGGTTTGAGCTCGGAACCATCTACGACGACGGCGTGCAGGCCAAGATGGTCAACCTGCACCCGAAGTTCTTCGATATCAGCTTCGTGTTCATCGGGGCCGACAAGACGAGTTACGTGCTGGCGAAGCTCGCCAATCACTGCCCGATCCGTCCCGGAGCCGCACGTTGCGCCAGGGGCTGTTGGGAGTGTGCGATTCCTAGTCATCACGTCCATGACGTGTGGGACCGAGACATGAGGAAGACCGCAGAGGACATCGCTGCCGTAGCGCCGATCATCGCTCCTGTTGCGGCGCCGGTCATCGAGCCCGTGGTGTCGAACAGCGCCGCCGCGGCTCGTGTCGTTCAGGAGATGTTGGAAGAAGGCGTCGACTTCGGCTTGAGGCAGTACATGTCGCGCCGCGGCAACAAGAAGTCTGAGGATGCCGTCAAGACGGCGTTCACACGCGGCGTTACGAAGCTGTCCGATTTGGACGTCTACAAGCAGGCCGAGATCATCAAGCGCATCCAGTCGCACTTCAACAACGCACTGCCTTCGCTCGCCAAAGAGGAACCGGAGCTGTCGAAGAGCCTCCTTCGCTCCCTTGCCGATACTGACGACGGCTTCGGTTCGGCGACCTCTCTGGGTATCGTTCTGAAGCCGAGGGAGTTCCAGCGCATCTCATTGCGCCGCATCGGTCGAGAAGACCTTGCTGATGACCTTGACGAGCGTGGGATCGAATTCCCGACGCACTCCGGTGGTCACGGAGTCGATGGCGTGAAGAGCATCGTTCCGAAACTGCTCGAAGCTCTGATGCCGCTCATCGCGTCACGTTCTGCTTTCGGTCCGTCGCTGAAACCGAGGGCGTTTCGCATCGTCATCACTGGCGTTGCAAAGCCGGTGCACCACGGGTTCGATCATCCTCTGATGGACAAACTCAGCGCGGATTACGCTGCGTATCGCCGCGGCGTGCTGCGCGACATCGTTGGTCTGACGAAGCAGGCCATGCACTCGAACCCGTTGCTGGGCGAGGCCCTGTTCGGTGACGTTCTTGAGGCGGCATCGAATGGTCTTGTCAAAACCTCCGGCGACGTGCTTGAATCAATACTTGGAATGTTTCCCTCGATGTACTTGAACCGAGTTCACATGCCTGGGCCGGTTTCGCAGTATGTTGAGGATCACGTCAGTTACGCTGGGCTTCGCGCTGGTAGCGCGTTGCTGAACGCGGCAGGGTAGCGCAGGGACGTTCCGTCCCGCAGACCGCCTCCCCCTCCCACGAATTGAAGTGACTCGACTGTCATGAGCACGGGGCTCGTGACGGATTTTGCGGAGGATATCGGAATGGACAAGGAACTGGCAGAGATCTTCAGCACTCTGGATTCCGCGGAGCCCACGCAGGAAGAGCTTCAGAAGGTGGCGCAGCTCCAGATGCTGGAGAAGATCGCTGAGAGCAACCAGATCGACCTCAACCAGCTCAGCGACGCGCAGATCCTGGACGCTCTTCAGGAGCTCCAGGGTGTCGAGAAGGTGGCGGCGCAAGCCGCCCCTGAGCCTGCTGCAGAGCAGCTCACCGAGGCCGAGGTTCTCTTCAAGACCGCGGAGAAGATGGGTCAGATCGTCGCGCACTCCTACGTGCGCGAGCTGAAGTCCATCATGAAGACCGCGGCGCTTCTCAAGGCAGCGGAGGAGTCCTGTGCCGAGGAGAAGAAGGAAGAGAAGGCCGAGAAGAAGGAAGAGAAGAAAGAGGAGAAGAAGGAAGAGGCCGTGAAGGAGGCTGGGGCTGCGGGGACGGTCTCGGAGCGTATCGGTGAGCGCGTTGCGGAGTCGGTGGTCAAGCACGCGCCCAAGAACGAGACGCTCGCCAGGGCCGCACAGGCAGTCGTCAACAACCCCAAGGCCGTTGGCCGCGCGATCCTCGGAACCGCCGCTGCTGTTCCGCTTGCGGCTGGTGGTGCGGTCGGCGTTCACGCCTATCGACACAGAGGCAAGTCGGACTCGGAGGCCAAGTCGGAAGAGCACGAGAAGGATGCGGCCGACATCAACGCCTACGTCGAGAAGCGGGCCTACGACTTTCTCGCTGAGGCCGGTCTCGTTCGTGAGGACGGCAGCATCGTGACCCCGCAAGAGCTCGCGGCCTACCAGGCCGAGCTCCAGAAGCAGGCCGAGCTCCAGAAGCAGGCTGAGGAGCCTCAGCCGATCACGGAGCAGGACATCGATGTCGCCGCCCTTCAGGCGTTGCAGCAGCTCGGTTATCCCGTGGAGTGGAATCGCTGAGGTGAGCAGTGTTGGCTGTGATCATGCAGGCGGCGTGTCGTGAGTTGCTGAAGATGGCGGCGTCGAATCCCGGCATCATCGCAGCTCCGACTCCAGGTGGAGACGGCGGTTTCGCCAGTGCGGAGCCTCCGAAGCCCGTCACGTCGCAGAATCTCGTCAGCAAGGTCGTCACGAGGACGAACCTGCAGAAGACGAACTACACAAAGCCAAACTCCAAGGTAGTAACCCCGAATCCCGCCATGACCACTGAGCAGAAGTCGATCACTCCTCCAGCGGTTACGGCATGAGGGCAGATATGGAAAGACTGACACTTCAGCAGATGATCGACAACGTGCTGCAGCAAGCCGATAGCAGCATGATGTCGAAGCTCGCCGAAGAGGCGAAGGATGACGACGAGGAGAAGAAGCGACCGCGCAAGGAAGATGTCGAGCGGCAGGCCGACAAGGAAGAGGCGCATCGCGGCGGTGGCATGAACGACACCGACTACTCCAAGACCGCTTCGGAGCGCGTCGAGAAGCTGGCTGCGGCGGTGGATGAGATCGTCGCGCACTTCTCGAAGCACGCCGAGACCGCTTCTGAGGCGTCGGCCAACGTCGGACCCGGCAAGGGACCTGGCGCGCTGCCGACGAATCTCGGAAACCCGGTCGGTGGCGAGCAGCCGGAGCCTGCTGGTCAGGCCAAGACGCAGATCGCGTTGAAGCCTGGAACGGAAGCCGGGGCGAATCCGAAGAACCCCAGCAACCAGATGGAGACGAACGAGGACACCATGCACCCCGCCTATCCCAAGGATGGCGTCGAGAAGCAGGCGACCCCGCTCGATGGTCTCGTCTCGTTGCTCGCCAAGTCGGCGGCGGCGCCCGGTACGGGAGAGCGCTACCAGGACCCCTCTACCACGCTTGATCCCGAGACGTACCGTCAGCAAGCACTCAAGTCGGTTCCTGGCCCGGTCGCTGCCCCGGTGATCGGTGGCCTCGGTCTCGGCGCTCTTGGTGCTGCCACTGGTGGTGCCATCGGTGCGGGCATGGGTCATCCCGGCATCGGTGCCGCTATCGGCGGAGCTGTTGGCGGTGCTGGCGGTGCTGCGCTGGGGCACTACGGTCGCAAGGGCGCCATCGAGAACCTTCAGAACATGCACCCCGAGTTGCTGGACGCGATGGCAACTCACGAGACAGCTTCGAGGCTGCACGAAGAGGGGCGCATCTCCGACGAGCAGATGCGGCAGACCGAGAACTACCTCGCCGACATGATGGCGAAGCACGGTTCTGACGCAGAAGGCGGCGAGGGCGGTGCCAAGATCACGGCGCCCACTGACAGATCGCTGCCTGAGGACGAGGCCAGCAAGATGTCGCGGCCCGGCGAGGTGACTGGCCAAGAGCGCCACCTCGACAGCAACGAGGCTGCCATCAACGCCAAGAAGGACGAGCTCAAGGCGCCGGTGCGACGTCGAATCGCTGAGGTGCTCGCTGAGCCCGCCCTGACGTCTTCGACCGATCCCGTGCTCGACCAGGCTCTCGGTGCCGGTACGGTGAACGAAGCCGGCGCCAAGATCGCTGCGGAAGCACGCGCGTATTTCGCGAAGGTGGCCTCTGAGGGCTGCAGTTGCGGCTCTGAGAAGGGGTCCTGCCGTCATTGTGTCGTCGCCGCGGTTCTTCGGAAGACGGCGCAGAAGGTGGAGGGCTGAAATGGAGAAGCTCAGCTCAGAGAAGATCGCGGCCGTGCTCAACGAGGTGCCTGGCACCCTGCGAGCACTGTGCGAGGAGCGGGACCAGTGGCAGGAGCGAGCGAAGACAGCTGAGACGCAGCTCGCGAAGATCGCACAGGACCAGCGAATCGCCAAGTTGGCGTCCGAGATGGAGCGCAAGGGGCTCGACCGCGGACGCAGTGCCGAGGACCGCATTGCGGCCCTCCAGAAGAAGGCGAGCGAAGGCAAGCTCGATCTCATCGAGGAAGCTGTGAAGATGAGTTCGGCGCAGCGCAGCATGGGTGAGCTCGTCGACGCGCCTTCCGGTGGCGGTGCGGTCTCGGAATTCGAGGCGTACCTGATGGACGGGTCGAACTGACCCGAGGAGTAAGTGTGAGATGGCTACTGAGACTTTCCGTCTGATGACACCTGTTCAGGTGCAGGAGCGTCAGAGCTTCGATCTGCTCGACACGACGCTGCTGAACCCGTTCAACTCGAACCCGCTCGTCATGGGCGAGTACCTGCAGTTCGATGGGGCTTTCAAGCTCATCCGTGGCGACGGCAGCGTGCCGGCCTTCGTGATGTTCGACGACATGGGCCGCAGCGACACCCAGGCCATCGGCAAGGTGACGTTGCTCCTCAGCCAGCCGACCTTCATGGGCGAGACGCTGGTCTTCGACAACGCGTCGCCTCCGGCTCTGGGTGACAAGCTCAAGGTCGCGACGGTCACGAACGCGGCTGCGAGCCTGACCAACAAGTCTGGTCTCAAGACTTGGTCCGTGAGTGGTCTGACGTTTGGCTACGTGCTCCGAACGGCAGCGAACAACGGCGGGTACCTCCGCTTCATCTCGGTGCTGGCGTAAAGGAGGCATGCCATGACAACCAACAACGTCGATCCCCGAATCCTGAACGACATGTTCAGCGCCAAGCTCGAGAGCGCCGTGACCAAGGAGAAGGTCGCGGCCTTCGGCGGCAGCTACATTCGCGACCGTCTGCGTGAAGTCAGCTTCGCGCGACAGATCCTTCCGCCTGAGATGGTGACGAAGGCCGACTGCCAGCGCTCCGTGAACCACGACACGCTGGTCAAGATCATCGACGTGGAGCCGAAGAGCCGGGCCATGGCGGTGACGTTCCGCGGCCAGCCTCGCGCTCGGTTCATCCGGGGCGAGCGTGCCGAGATCCCCTTCTTCACGATCTCGTCGGAAAAGTTCGAGAAGGTGGAGCAGGAGCTCCTCGCCTACGAGATGCCCATCACCAAGATCATCGAGGACAACTCGGTGAAGGACATCCAGGAGATCGAGGACCGCGAGTTCCTCATCCACATCGAGGCGGCGGTGCAGGCCATTCAGCAGGAGGCCAACAGCGGCTCCGTGACGACGCTGAACGCCACCGCGCTGCAGGGTGCCACTCCTCCGGTGGAGCGCAGCGTTCGCAAGGGCGAGCTGGCTCGCGCTGCGGACGTGGACAACGCCATCGTTCTGCCGCTGCAGAAGCCCGATCTCGTCAACCTGCTGAAGCTCCTCAACAGCAGGCGTCTGCGTGCGGAGCGCTTCCTGCTCACCGACACGGACTTCACCGACGTCCTGCAGTGGACCGTCGAGGACATGGGCTCTCGGCTGCAGTCCGAGACCACGACGGACGGCTACAAGTACAGCCTGCTTGTCGGCCACGCCTTCGTGCGCACCATCAAGAACGACATCCTGAGGACCGGCAACGTGTACGTCTTCACGAAGCCCGAGTTCTTGGGGAAGTTCTACATCCTCAACAACGTGAAGTTCTACATCGACAAGATCGCGAACCTCATCACGTGGCAGTCGTGGGAGGACATCGCGATTGGCATCATCAACATCGCCAGCGCCGCGAAGCTGGAGCTCTACAGCGGTGATGCCACGACCAACAACGCCGACAGCATCCTGTCCTCGGTCATCCCGGTGGCTGAGGAGGAGCTCGGCGCCGTCAACAACCGCGTCAGCCAGGGCCTGAGCTTCCCGAAGGTCGTCAGCTACTGATCCGCGGTCAACTCTGCTAGAATCGAGGGGTGCAGTAGAAATGCTGCACCCCTCTTTTTTGAGATGGAGGATTCGATGAGTGAGAGTTACTACGTTATCGGAACGACTCGCGACGCCAGGTACAGAACGTTCCGCGCCAAGTCTCCTGTGCGGCAGCGACACATGCGATTCATCTGCGGAAACCAGATCAGACTGCTGTCGGGTCGCGCCCAGCTTCTGCGTGAGGACTTCCTGAAGAAGTATGAGAACGAGCTCCGCATCCTGCAGCGGAACGGTTCCCTCGAAGTCCGCGTCGGTTCTCCTACGGGGCCGCGATACGATTTCACGGCTCCTGCCAGCGCCGACGCTGTTCTGGAGACCGTGTCGAAAGCCATCGCGGACAAGATCGTTGAGGAGTTGCACGCTCCGTCTGAGCTCCGAAAGCTGTTCGTGGAGACGCCGGTCGAGCCTGTTCCGGAACCCGAGCCGGTGGTCGAGCCCGAGCCTGCGCCGGTGGCCGAGGTAGTCGATGAGCCCGTTTCAGAACCGTCTCCGGAGCCGATCCCAGGAGATGCAGCACTCTCGTCGATGGGTCGGAAAGAGCTCGTCGCTGTCTACACGAGCCGCGGTGGTCAGGAGTCGGATCTCGACGGAATGACGAAGCGTCACATCTTGGCGAAGCTCAGTGAGATGCGAGACGCCAAATGAAAGTCATCTACAATCTGACTGATCTGAAAGCCGAACCTCGAATCATTCAGATTGGCACCCAGTCAGTGGGACCGGGCCGCTGCATCTCGATACCAGACGACTTTCCGATCCGTAAAATCTCCTACTTGGTGGAGTCTCAAGACATCAGCGTAGGTAGTCTTCCGGAGTGGTATCAGTCTGGGCTGCGGCAGCGTCGCGATGTAATAATGGAGGCATCGAGGAGGAAGTGATGCAGGGCCTCCCGCCTGTTGATATCCCTGGCGCCAGTGAAGAGTTTTGTCAGTTCGTGGCGTCGGTTCGACTCTATCTCCGTGACTTTCCGGAGTTGAACCGTCTCGTTGCTGGCGAGGAGACCAGCGATAGGATGATTGCGTGGGCCGCAATCGACGCTATGGAGGATTTCAACGGCACCCCGCCTTTGATCGGCACCTTCGTGTTCAGCGACTTGGCGCAGCGCGGTCTGCGGTCGTTGCTGCTCAAGGGCACTCTCATCAACATCCTGATGTCTGTGGGCTTGCTCCAGACCAGAAACCATCTGCCGTTCAGCGATGGTGGGTTGAACGTTGCAGTTAGCGACAAGACGCCGCTGCTGCAGAGTTGGATCAACATTCTCATGAGACAGTGGGAGATGGGCAAGAACAACGTGAAGCGTGCCATCAACATCGAGAACATGCTCACGGGTCCGAGTGGCGCGCACACCGAGTACTTCGCTTTGAGCGGCTACTACCATCTCGATCTGACTCGATAAGGAGGCAGTTGTGGCGACTTGGAAAATGAAGCGCTTTCATGGCATGCAGCAGCTCGAGGATTATCTCAACGGCGTCGTCTACGGAACGAAAGACCTCAGCGCCGGCGTTGCCATCAACGGTTTGACGTTCATCGTCGATGCTGGAGCTGGCGCAGTTACGGTGACATTCGATCACGCGCCACCGGATCTCGTTCCTTGGACTCCTGCTGAGATCGTCACCTTCATCAACACCGCGGTCGGTGTTGATGTCGCGACGCTCACGAGTCTCAGTGACGGTACGGCGCAGACCGGTGCCGTGAACGCCAGCAGCCGATTCCTGAAGATCTTCGTCAACGCGGCATTCGTCATCGACAAGGACGGCACTGCGAACACCCTGCTGGGGTTCAATACCGGTGCGGATACGAGTCGGGTAGAAGTCGTCAAGACCTCGGTCGTCGACATCATCCGATCCAGCATCGAGCAAGACACCTACATTCTGGTAACGAACGCCTAAACGGAGGACGTCGTGAAGAATCCCTTTGAGCAAATGGTTGCTGACTACCGTCGAATTCCAGTCGACGACGCCACGGCGTACCTCGCCAAACTTGCGGAGCTGAATCCGCCACAGGAGCCCGTCAAGACGTCGCTCGTTACCCTCGGGCTCCTCAAGATGGCGGTGCTCGACGCCACGCAGCCGCAGCTCACGGCCGAAGAGCGCACGCAGCTCACCGACCCCAGCATTCAGGCCGCGCTCGACTACCGTCAGGCCATGGCAGAGCGCGAGTCATACGCCGGGACTGCGCAGGACGCAGAACAGCGCGCGCAACAGGCTGAGCAGCAGGCGCAGCAAGCCGCGCAGCAGGCACAGCAAGCGCAGCAGCAAGTCGCTGAGATGCAGCAGCAGCTCGAGCAGATGAACACTGTTGCTGAGCAGAACCATCAGCAGCTCCTGCAGGAGACCGCAGCTCGACAGCAGTCACAACTCGAGACGGTTCAGGCCAGGGATCAGAGTGTTCAGGAGCAGCTCGTCTTGTCGCAGAGCCGCGCCCAGATGATTCAGATGGCCGACGCCTTGAAGCAGCAGCTCGGCGGCATCATGACGAACATCGACGCTGCAGAACAGCAGATCGCGCAGAATCCGCTGGAGGTCGAGGCCGCGAAGCAGCAGGCTGCTGCACAAGAGCAGGAGATGGCTCAGCAGCAGGGAATGGCACAGGCGACTGAGATGGGTAAGCAGCAGGCTGGACAGGCTGGGCAGCCGCAAGAGGCCGGTGCTGGGCAGTGGTCGCAGAACGACCAGCAACAAGCCGATGGGGCGCAGAGCGGTCAGATCGGAGAGTCAACCGGTGGCGGTGACCAGCAGCAGGCCAGTGACGCTGAGATGCAGCAGGCCGCGCAGCAGACCCCTGGTGTCCAGCAGCAAGGTGAGCAGCCAAAGGGTGACGCGCAGAACGCCCCTCAAGCTGCGAGCCCTGCTACCAAGGCACCGGGTGTTCCAGTATCGGTGAAGGTCGGTGGCTGGTGGCCCTTTGGCCACCGCACTCCTGATCCCAAAGACGTCGCGATGCAGGAGTACAACAAGTTTGCCGATCATATGAATGCGGGCATGGGGGAGAGCGGCGTCGACACTGCGGGTTACAACGCTCTTGTCGATGCCTTCAACGCCAAAACAGGGCACTCCGTACCGCACGTGGATGCTGAAGATAACGACCAGATCGGCTATTTCATGCGTCACGCCGTTGCGCAGACCGCGCCAGACCGTGGCAAGTATGACAGTCGAGACCGTGAGAAGCGGCAGCTCATTCCTGAGAATCAGATGCCCACTCCGCCGCCACCGATGGACAAGACTTCAGCTCGACGCAGCCAGAACGAAATCAAAGCGAAGCTGTCTCCCAGGGAGCGGCAGCAACTCGGCAGTGCCGCTGCTCGTGCAGCTCTTGGCGCCACAACTGGTGTCTGGATCGGCACCAGCAATGACGTCAAGCTGCTCCGAGGGCAGTTGAAGGACAAAGGCAAGGGTCGAGAGAAGACTGCAATGCTACGTCTCGTGAAGCTCGCCGACGAGCTCGAGACGGCACGACGCGATGGTGAGCGCCTCGGCGTCGATTGGAGCAAGGTCTCCTTCACTCCTGCTGATCTCGTCAAGGGGAAGCGAGTCGAGCAGGAGCACAACGTTTCGGGTCCGACTGATGTCGTTGACTCGGATCGTGACACGGCTCGAATCGCTCTGGCCCATCTCCGTGAGATGTCGGACTACTACCAGCGCCTCGACAAGATGGAGAAGAGTGCTGCCGCAATACCGGTTGATCTGGCGGAGGCGTTTCGAAGTGCTCGACTATCTCCTGCCGTGCACCAAGCTATTACCGGCGCGCTACTCAGTGGTGCCGCCGGTGCCGGTCTTGGTGCCGGTGCCGGTGCGCTGACGGCTGGTGAAGGGCATCGACTGCAGGGTGCCGGTCGTGGTGCGCTCGTTGGCGGCGGCATCGGTGCCGTTGGCGGTGCCGTAGGTGGCGGCTTCATGGGGCACAACCTTTCGGCGCTTCCACCAGAAAAGCTGAGAAGTCTGTCCTATGGTAGTGAGCTGGCTCGGATCGGAATCGGCTCGCAAGGCCACATGAGAGATGTCGCAGCCGCCGTTGGACACGCGCCGCTGGTGCTTGCCGGCGCAGCTCCACTGGTTGGCGCCGTTGGTGGCGGCGCTGCGGGTCTCACGGCACGCGACAAGACCGCTTCTGAGGCCCTCACTGATCTGATCCGCACCAAGAAGAAGGTCGACGCAGACCCCGATGTCGAATGGTCGCAGGCCGTGAAGCAGGCCGGCGGCAAAGAGGTTGAGACGCCGATTCAGAAAGCTCCGACTTCGGCGTTTCCGGGTCCCGACAACAACGTCCTGGGCTCCGGAGCTCGTGGCGTAGCTACTCAATCCTCGATCAAAGAGCACAAGGGAGACGGTGACCGCATCAAGTCCATTCTCGGCAAGCTCATTTCATTCCGACACCGGGAGCCGAACTACGCTCACGTCATCGTGGAGCCCTCCAAAGAGCTTCACGACGTGCCGGATCGGACTCGGCAGGAGCCGCTGCACACCGCAACGGTGTCTGATGTCCAGAAGGACGAGAAGAACAAGGTCGCCGAAGTCGCGCTCTACAACCTGCTGCGCGGA